CGCATGGGCAGATGATGGGGAGCTACCTCTCCTTTCCCCTCCTTTCCCTTCACTCTTACCTCGCAGCGCTTTGGGCGTTACGCGGGGAAGAAGGGAACGTCCTTGTTAACGGTGATGACACGCTTGTATCGTCACACCGTTATCTCGAAGTCTCAGATTATCCTAGCGGATACAAGTTGAACGATCTGAAGACAATTCGATCAGAAACGGTTGCAGAGATCAACTCGACCGCGTTTCTGAAAGGGAGAGGGGGCAAGTGGCGCGAGATTCGCCACTTGCGAAGAGGTGGTTTTCTTGCTGATTATCCAGGGATGCTGCACGCTGCTAAAGCGGTCGCCTGGTCAGTACCCTGGACCGATGCCTTTATTCGGTCCAGAATCGGCAAGAAATGGGGTTTCCTCCCAGCCCAGCTTCGGTTAAATCCGAAGTCCTATGTCGCTCACGAGCGACATCGGTCGATGTGGAACAGGCACTTCACCTGTCTACCGGAGGCTCCCAAAGAGCTTTCCACATCGCTTCTACCTGTCCGTAGACAGTTAGATCCCGACGAGCGCGTTGCCTTGTTTCTGCACATTTGGGCAACTGGTCGGGAGGGAGGGAGGAAGAGAGACGTATTTAACCCGACGGTGGGGTTTGTACGTCGGACCTACCAGTACAGGGCCGTGAGGCCCTGGTCGCGGCTTACTTACCTCAGTAAGTTGAAGGCACTGAAGGTGCCGGCTGGTAGGGGAGAAGAAGAACTGCGTTTTCTGCCTGCAGATTACGTCAGTATAAGAGAGGACCTCGCCCTGAAGGAACTTGCGAACTTCGGTTCCTTAATGTTCAGCGGCGAGTAATGGGAAGTGGTCCCTTGGCCAGAAATGCTGTGCCTGCACAGCGGTGGGGGTGGTAATGAAGGTGAGGTGGTGCCACGCCGAAAGGCGTAGGCCGGCGTTCGGCTTGAAGACTACGGCGGAAACTCCGTAGCTAGTACGAACGCAGCGTCCATGCCCGCACTAACCGGTTTGCCAGACATGGCATGTCAATGCTCCTGAGTTTCGGAGCGCCGTTTGGGGATGGATCGGCTTGCGATTGAGTAGGCCCCCCCGACATTACCACCAGGGTTTCTGGTTGGCGCAGTCTCGTAGTGGTTAGCGACCACTGGC